GGTGGTGAGGTAGTTTCTTGCGTTACATCAAAGGTTAACGAAGCTAGATAACTACCAGACTGTCGTATTGAATAACGGTCACAAGAAAAATAACCACCCCCTGATGAAGCACTAACATCACCTCTTTGATTAACCTGCATAGCACCATTGATGATGAAGTTGCGGCCTGTCAGACCACCAGCATCTGCGCTACCAGCTAAATCTGCAAATTCTCTTGCCCTACTCATTACACATTCTCCAGTGCCGCTAGGCGTGTTTCAATATTAGCCAACCGTTGTTCAGTTGCTGCACCCACAAAGGCAAGCAACTCAGGATAGCGGATGCCCTTGCGGTTCTTTTCAATAGCACCTTCAGCGTCAGCTTCTACCTCATTGCCATCAGCATCAACATACCAAGTGCTGCTAATAAAAAACGCATAGTCACCAGCATCTAGCCCAGCGGAAGTCATAGCTGCCTCAACGTCCTGCGCAATAACACCTGTGTGTGTTCTGGCTGCATCGCCTTTGGCTTCAACTGCGCTGTTCCACTTGAAGGTTTTGAACAGTTGGCTGATGGCTTTAGCGGCTGTGATTTCAGCATCAGTCAGAGTTGCGATTTGCTGCTTTTCGTTAGCGTCAGATGTTTGGATAGTGCCGTTTGTGGCGTAAACGTCACCCCAACGAACCGTTGAATATCCTAAATCTACCGCATTATCTCTACCTGAGCCAGTTGCGGTAGCTGGAGAAATAAAATCAGCACTATCGTTAAACAAAAGACCAGTATCACCACCCGCAATATACAAGTCAGTGTTTTCGTTTGTTCCAACACTACCCACAGTGGTGCCGTCTTTGCGGAATTCAACAATGTCGCCATCACTAGTCTTGCGGTTCAGCGCAAGTGTTCTGCCGCCATCTCGCGTAAAGTCAGCCGCACCAATAGCACCATCGCCGTAAAGGGTGATGCCGTTGGTTCCTATTCCAGATGCCGTTTTGCCTAGCTGTAAGTTTCCGCTGCTGTCCAGTATCAAATCAGATGTGCCAACGTGAATAGGGTGGCTTGGTGACGCTTGGTTTATGCCCACCCGATTATTCGTGCTATCAACGTAGAGGGTGTTAGTGTCCACGGTAAGGTCGCCGTTCATAGCCACATTACCGCTAAACGTACCGCCATTCTTGGCAGACACAGTATCTGCTACAGTAAAGATGTCATACACCACAATTTCTACAATGTCGCTTGCAGACAAAGCAGCCAGACCACCGATGGTATTGGCTGTCGAAGTGTTGTAGTCAGTGCCAGCAACCAAAGATACGCCGTTTAATGACACATCTACATAGTTGCCATCACTAAATGCTAGCGTCAGACCATTATCATCAGCACCGGACAGTGATGTTTCACCGCCAGTGGCAGTGTAATAATAACGTGACCTAACGCCAGTTCCTGTAGGGGATTTACCTATGTATGCCATCGTGTTTCCTTATGGAGTTTCTTGCGCCGCCAGATGTGCCGCATAGGCATCCTTAACAGCTTGCGTGAATACTGTGTTGCAAATTGCTTTAACATCTGCATCCTCACCAGAAGTGTCATCATTTGGCAGAATTATTTTGCGGTGAAATGTTCTGCTAATTTCAACGCCATCTCTTTTGATGATTGTTACTGTGCGAACACCAACAACTTTATAAGTACCTTTACTAACGGTTTCAATTTTATCGTTTATTGTTTCTTCAGTGAGTGCCATTTTTATCTCCTATGGATGGACTGTCCGACCTAAAGCTATACAGTAGGCTATTGGTTTGTAGTGTATGAAATAGTAAATAAACAATCTGATACACCGCTGCTGATGTGCTGATTATCCACCCCTGTACGACCTAAATTAGTACGATTCATAAAAAATGAAATCAGATCAAGACTAGAATCAGCTACTGCAACTACGCCAGTAGCAGCGGTAATTTCAACATGACCGAAATTACAAGCACCAAAAGCATCTTGATTATCTGGCGTAAAAGGCAAACCTACGACTTGAATCTGTGCGCCAGTCGTGTCCCCCGCCGTGATATTAGTTATACTAGCATTTACTGTAACTAATCTGCCAATCTTAGTATATGTACCTGCCACTGCCTCAAAACTTGGCGCAGTACCGCTATCAGCTGAACCGGTAGGCGTCCAAGTCCCCTCCTCATAGTCATCCATATAATTAGCCGCACCAGTGCCGCCCAAATAGACACCGCCGGATAACGTTATATCATCAGCTTTTGTAATTTTGCTTAAAGCCATTGATTACTACTCCTTATGCGTAAGGGCTATCACCAAGTGTGTCTGCATCCCAAGCTGCCTTGAGTTCAGCAATAGTTGTTGCTGCGTCAATTGCTGCGGCGGCAGGTGCATCACGAAGCGCAGCTTTTCTAGCTACAGATGCAGCCTTTGCAGTTGCATCGTCAGCCTCTAGTGCTTTCATATATGCTACGTCTTCTGCGTCTAGCAGTGATTTGCGAACTTCACGAATCTTATTACGAAAGATGTCTTTGGCAGTTGCCACGTCTTCTGAAATGACATTGCCACTCAATGACCATGCACCACGAAAGGCACGGTCAGAAGGAACGGTAGCCGTAGAAGCGTCAATCTGATTCCCGTCCTTGTCTACGATGTATGTTGTTACAGCCATTGTGTACTCCTTATGCTGCTATATCAGTGGCTTCAATGTGTTCAGCTATCTTCCAAGCATTGCGCCACACACGTGTGCTTGGTAGCTGTTCTTTGCGGCAAATAACCATCTTTGGTTTGTTGCCTTCATTCCATGTTTTCCAGACGTGCTGCGGCACATCCTTCTGAATTAAATATTCGATAGCTTCTTCTTCAGTCATAGCTGGCATTGGTTCTGTGTTGTGCAGCAAGTAACCACGAGTGTGCTTCTTAAAGTCAGGCTGCGCTTCGTCCTTTGCCAGTTCCCAATACACCCATACAGGGGGGAGTATGCCACCTTGTAGGGCTGCTGCCATCCAGTTAGGGTCAGGCACAAGTATCTTAGCGCAGCCATCAACGCTGTCCTCAAACACTACACGATAGTCTGACTGCACACCCTCTAAATTCTCTTTTGCCCAGCATAGGCGGTCAAACAGGTGAGTGCCTTTGAACTCTGGTGTCTGCATTAGGCGAGGTCTCCGTGAACTACTGCCCATATCCAATTAGGGTCAATATATGCGTTTCCAGTTTCGTTAAATGCCGCCACATCAAAAGCAGATGACGTTGGGTCTGAATGACCGCTATTACCACCATTGACAAATGCTCTTACCGTAGTGGTGTTTCTTTGGTTTACCGTCATCGCATAATTAGCATTAGACATATTGTTGGACAAGTTTACGGTCTGACCGCCATTTGCTATGTCTAAAATACTCGCTACATTAAAACTGTCCCGCACTCCCGTTGTGCTTGCGGGTGATGTTGTGCCAGTGGCGTCCATATTCACCCAAGACTTCGCACTACCTTCAACAACATAGTTCGTGGCGATTGACCCAGCGGTGCTGTGTTCCAGCGTATCTGCTATAATTTTTCCAGCCATTATGCTAAGTCTCCGATACATGCTGACATTGTATTATTTCTATCCACAAGAGTAGCTGTAGAATTTTGCACGGCGTAAGTGTAAGTGCTTGTTGTTGCTGCGGCACCGTGTCTAACAGAAGAAATTATACCATAACTAGTGCTTTCTTCGCCTGTTGACCCAGCTGTAAAATAATTTACACTAGACATATTGTTAATAAAAACTGGTGAGCATATGCCTGTAGTACCATCTGTAATGCTTGAAATATTTATACTTTCTAAAACAGTTGTTTCATCGTCATCGTGAATTTCAAACGACTTTACCAACCCCTGCTGCAACTGCATAGTCGCCGCACCGCCTTCACTTGTCACTGTGATGTCACCAGCAGTGGTCTTGCCTGTGAGGCTATCTACTTTTATCTCACTCATGCTAGGTCTCCGTGATGTACAGATGTAACGTGGTCGTAGTCTGTAAATACCCCAGTGGTCGCCACTTGTGTTCTTACCTCAACACTAGAAGTCGCAGTACCTTCATATACTGCATTTTTGTTTCCACCCTG